ATCACCCCAAAAGACGTTCTGTTGCTCCCCTAAAAAATTCTTGCGGATAATCCGCCTTGTCTGAATGATAAATGTAGAAAAGTTTTCTACATTGTAGAAAATCCAAAAAATCCCAGCAGACTAGAAATTCTGTCTCTTGCTAGGGCATGTTAGATAGCGCCAAGGCTCGGTTTTCAACATCCTTGGCAGGGGGGGGGTTTCAACATTGTAGAAAAGTCCCATTGTAGAAAAGTCCCGTAGGCCACGTGGCAGCCAAGTCCTGTACTCCTACCGCGTGGCTCCCCCAATCCTCTTGGCTGCAAGCCCTCGCAGGTACTCCTTGGATAGCTCGCCATCGTCCGCCATCCTGTGGTGCATCCTGCAAAGGCATGTGAGGTTGTCATCCTCAATCAAGCCGTCTGGGTCTTCACGAAGCTTGTCTATGTGGTGTACCTCAAGCCCCTCGGTCGTGACCTTCCCTTGGTCACGGCATACCTCGCACATCCAGTGAGCGTCTTCCCTGATTTGCAGGCTCTTCCGCTTCCACCGTGACGTGAAGCGAAGCCTGTCCGCGCCAGTCCTCTCGTAACGATAGCTTGGCTTCTTCCTCGGGCAAGGCTGGTCGTATGGGTGAATCCTCCCGCATCGCGGGCACGCCTTGTATGCTCCCATCGAATCACCCCCTATCCGAAGCAGCCCCCACCCCGAAGGGCGAGGGCCTTCTGGTTGTGATGCCGTTCCAGCAGGTTGTCTCTAGCTTGTGGCCTTTGCAAGCGGCACCATGCTGATGTCGATTTTCCCACCGTTGTGCTCTTCCCCGTTGGTCACAGTGACCAATACGAGAGCTGGCGCGGCGTCGAGCAAGAATACCCCGCTGAATTGGACTGCTTCCCCGATGGAGCTATCGGTAATCTTGATTGCAAGGACGTTCCACTCGAAGTGAATGCCCGAAAAGTCGAGAGTGCACTTTGTGATTCCACTCGTGAGTGCCGTGTAAAGGCCCCTCGTGTCCACGTCGACCCAAACCCCGACCTTCGCGCCCATCGCAGACAGGTCGAATCTTGGGATGGCACAACTGTTGTAGTACTCGGCGAGCTTGCCGTCAGCGACCAGCTGCGCCGCCTTGCCCTCTTCCATTTTGATTACCTGGTGCTTGTACACCGAGACGTCATTCCCAGAAAAGTCATCAAGCGCAATGTAGTTCTTGACCATCGTTTCTTCCTCCTCTTAAGAAGTTTGATTTAGATGATTTTCTGTTCGTATTGTGCTAGCCCAGAAGGCTCGCGAATGTGTTCTTGCCCGCGATGCCGTCAACCGCTTCAGGCTTTGCGGTGACAACCTTCTCGATGATGCCAGCGTTCAGAAGGTTGTCCGTCTCTTTCCTGCCGAGCACCGTTACGGCGCTCAGCGTTTCATCTGGTTGCAGCGATACCAGCTTTTCGCCCACCTTGATGACGAAGGGCTTCAACGCCCTGTAGGTCGCGCTGTTCCTTGCCATACGGTCACCTCCCTATTTCCATTTGCCATTGTTCAGCGAACGTTGGATTGCCTTCATCGTGACCTCTCCGCAGTAGCCGTCCGCAGACACACCCACGAACCTCTGTATGCCCTTGATTGTCTCAGAGCCGATTAGTCCGTCCTGCTTCACGCCTACCTTCTTCTGGATTGCACGTGCGAGCTGACTCTCTCCGTCTCCCTCCCACGAACACGACCAAAGGCGAAGAAGGTACTTGCGATTATCGACAGACTGACCGCTTATAACGCTGTCGATGACGGTACCCATCTGTCGCTGCCACTCGCAGACCGTGGCTGGACCTCCGTAGCCGTCAACCACGAGCTTGCCGTTCCGCACCGTCCCAGTGCTCGCCTTGACGATGCCAGCCTTCGACCAGCGAAGGATGCAGTTCCACCCGTGTCGGTACAGGTAAACCGTCCTCTCGTTAGTCTCGTAGCCCGTCTGGTCACCCGCCCTGCCGCCTGTCGCGGTACCCTTCTCGTTTATCGATGCCTGACCGATGACAGCCGTGCGCCCTTGTCCCCTCAGAACCATGCAGACGTGGTGCGTGTCGTTCAGCAGGATATCGCCCGCCTGACACGTGTTGAGGTCCGCTGGCAACCTGCGCCAGCCCCTCTTCGTCAGGTTGCTCGACATGTTGCCCGTGTAGGTCGCATTGCCGATATCGAAGCCGCCCTGCCTGAGCGCCCAGAGTACCAGACTGCTGCAATCCGCTTCTCCGCCGTCGAAGATGTTCAAACGGTGAGTCTGACAGTAACCAACGCTCCACACACGACATGCCTTGTCCATCGCATCGATTGACTTCTGCAAGTCTGGCATTGTTAGCCCTCCAACTTTTCAGAGATGTTCAGCAGCTTGAAAATTGGCGTGTCCTTAAGCTCTGGCTCGATTTTTACGAAATGTTCGAGCAAGCTCGTAATCTCCATGATGATGAGATAAACGCACGAGGTCACGAGAACTGGGCTTGTGAAACCCAAATCAAGACCGCCGATGATGGTTCCGTCTACCACGTCAGCTACGAACATGAGTCCGAAACTCACACATTTATGACCGACCCCTTCTCGCATCTTCTGGCTCGAAAACGTGTGACTGATTAGAGCGTTGATGATGCCGAAGACAATGTCGGCGAGCGTAAGCAGCATGACAGCCATTATCGCAATTTGAGCCGTCCTATCGTCCCGAATCGGTTGAACGAAGGTGTCAATCCAAATTGGCATATGGTGCATGTCGCACCTCCCCTCACTGAATCGCCGTTCCCAATGAGTCAATTATACGGCACCGACAACGGGAAAAGCGGGAATGCAAAAAGGTCGCACCCCTCTCGGAATGCGACCTTTTCCCTGCCGTTGTCTTATTGCAGCCCTACTGAGCCATATCGTAAACCCTCTGAACTCCCTCCACGTCCCTGACTTGCCCGTGGTCTTCGCTCACGTCCAACAGTGCGTCGAATGCGTACTCAACGCCGTTATTCTCCAACCATTCCTCGACCTCAAGGTTTAGCTGTTCCGCCTTGATTGCGTACTCGTTCGCCTGTTCAATCTTCCTGACGATGTACTTCGGAAGCTTTTTCATGACTCTGTTCCTCTCTCCTTGGTGGGTGCCGTGGTCTTTCCCCGCCACGGCTCGGGGTTGTTTGCTAATCGCTTTCGGTAACTCTATGCGCAAGGTGCGAATATGAATACATCCTCTGGGTTGCCATACGGCTTCCATGAGAAGTAGACCTCTTCGCCGTGGCGCTCAAGACCGAATGCGTAGTCGTTATCGCTGAAGCACACCGTATAGCCCATGCTGAGAACGTCCTCGTAGCACATTACCCATATGTAAGACCACGCAATCGAATCGTCCATGCAATGCCTGTTAATCTCGTTGAGCTTGCGGATGCAGAACTCCTTGAACTCGTCCTCGTTGTAGCTGATTTCGTCCTGCATCTTGGTTCCTTTCTCTTTCTCTCCCACCTGACAATTGTTAGTATACACCTACACACACTGAAGTCAAGCGTCGTTCCGAGATTTTTCCGATGAAAAAAGCCC